ATGAGGAGAAAAGGTGGCTTTTCCGGGAATATAGCCCGGAAGGATAATTATTTTAAGGCTTTTGATCATGCCAGCAAGAACAAGCATGGTAAAAAGGCCATAACAAAATTCGAGGCGGACTTGGAAAAGAACCTTTCCGATCTCCTATACTCTTTTGAAAACGGGACGTTCGTAACCTCCCCGTATCGTTTCATGACCGTCCATGAGCCGAAAAAACGTCTTATCGGGATGCTCCCTTTCCCGGATCATGTCCAGCACTGGGCGATGCTCAATGAGGTGGAGGATTATTTTACGAGATCCTTCTCCGCGTATACCTACGGAGGGGTGAAAGGACGCGGTCCCCACGCCTACATGAGGATGATCCGGAAGGTCCTGAGAAAATATCCGGAACGTACCACCGACTATCTCCTGTGCGATATCCACCACTTCTATCCGACCGTCAATCACCCGGTACTGAAAAGCCAGCTCAGGACACGTATCAAGGATAATCATTTATTGCGAAGGCTTGATGAGATCATTGACAGCGTCGAGGGGGATACCGGTATGTTTCCCGGCACGAAGCTGGCGCAGTTCTTCTCGCTTGTCTATCTTTATCTTTTCGATCACGATTTGAAGCGGTGCTTCCATGTCGGGGAATGCCCGGCCTTGGTCGGGTATTATACGAGAAGATATATCGAGGAGAGGATGGCCACCGCCAAGACGGACAAGGACATGGAGGAGTTATCCAAGGGGATCCAATACCTCTCGGACAGGTTCAAGGGATATCTGAACCGTCTGGACTTCTGTTACCGTCTCGCCGATGATGTCCTGATACTGCATGAGGACACCGTATTCTTGCACCTTGTCATCGAGTGGATCGGTCTTTATTACGCTAACGAGCTTAGGATCGGTCTTAACCCGAGATGGAAGATCGGGCACGTGACGGACGGTGTCGATACGGGGGGATACGTGCATTTCCCGGATCATGTCCGTGTCCGGAAACGTAACAAGGTGGCTCTCTGCCGCCAGATAGCGAGACTGAGAAAGAAGGGTTTGCCGGACGAGGAGATAAGGAGGAGGGCCTCTTCCCGTATAGGCTTCATCCAACACGCTGATACGAGTAATCTATTAAATAAATTAGGAATGGAAACACCAAGGAAAAGACTGGGACAGGTGATAAGGAATAAAAAAAGTCCGTGGGAGGATCTCCCGGCCGACCGGAAAATGAGATTCGAGGATATACTTTATGATACCCGGATACCGGAGGATAAACGAGGGCCGGAGGATGATAAACTCATAGAGTTGATTGATTATAAAATCGAGGATAGCAAGATCGAGAGAAACGAGGACGGCACGCCAAAGAAGTGCCTCGCCATACGTTTCCGATGGAAAGGCGAGGAGCGTTACGCTTTCACCGGTTCCGCCGTCTTGATCGACCAGGCGCTCACGGACTTCTCTCACGAGGACTTGCCGGTGGATACCGTGATAAAGGTGCTCACCAACAAGTTCGGTAAGAAATTTTTCAGGTTCACTTGACCCGTAGGGATCGCTCTTGGCCGATCCTCCCGGGTCGGCTAAAAAACATTTAAATATATGGAGACAAGAGCGATTTACACGGAGAGAAAGACATTCGTAAAATACGATGACAACCATTACCTGTTATACCTGAACGAGGAGGTCCTGGAGAACCACGTTCCGGAGGGTCACGGGGGCGAACCGGAACCGGAGCCCCGCGTGGCTTACGCCTATACCGGCACGTGCGAGGATGGCGGCACGCTGATAGAGGCTGCGGATGCCACGTACGAGCGGTTCGTGTCCGGGCTCGTACGTGCGAGATATTCCGCTGACAGGGTGGAGGCGATCACCCTCAATAAATTAGGTTCGGATACGGCAAGGATGGCCGAGTTCGAGGCGGAGTTCGCGGAGCTGGAGCGTTACAGAAGCGATTGTAAGACGAGGGTGCGTGCCTTGCTGGGTATACCCGAAAGCGTCTCGAACACCCTTTAAATACCGTTCGAGATGCGTATCTATGATAAGACGGGCGAGGTATTGCTTGACATCCCGGTGGACGATGACAGCTATCGTTACCGGGCGATAGCGCAAGCGAAGAAGGTGGAGCTGCGTTACTCCCTAGTGGATCACGTGGAGCTGCCCACCGGGGCGTATATCGAGTATCAGGGGGAAAGGTACACGCTGTGGTACCCTTCGGATTTCAAGAAGGAGGGCACGAGGGTCTTCGACTATACCGTCACCTTCGGCGGCAACGAGGAGATCCTGAAAAAATATAAGTACAAGCTGTTGTCTGACAAGCCGTACAAGCTCAAGTTCGTCATGACGGCCACGCCGGGGATGTTCATGGAGCTGCTGGTGGATAACCTCAATCTCTATGATTCCGGCTGGACGGTCGGCACGGTGATCGAGGCCCCGGAGAAACTGTTGTCGTTCAACCATGAGAAATGCTGGGCTGTATTGGGGCGTTTGGCCGAGGAGTTCGACACGGAGTTCGAGATCGCGGGCAAAACTATCAACCTCCGCAAGGTGGAGTATTACAAGGACGCTCCTCTAAAGCTATCCTACGGAAAAGGTAACGGATTCCTTCCCGGTGTAGGTCGTGCGAACCAAGGCGACAACCTCCCCGTTGAGATCCTTTACGTGCAAGGCGGCGAGCGGAATATCGATTACTCGGTCTACGGTAGCCAGACATTGTTGCTTCCCAAGTCACAGGAGCTTTCCTACCAAGGCAGACGGTACAAGACCGACAAGGACGGGATGTATGTCACTCGTGCGGACAGGCCCCTTTCCTCTTATAACGAGGACAGCTACGACGCCAGCGACATCTATCCTTCCCGTGTCGGCACGGTGAGCGAGACCGATACGGAGCCGGGCAAGGACACGGACGGGAACGATGTCACGTTCTACAACTTCTATGACTCATCGGTCCCCGCCAACCTCAATTTCGAGGATTGCCTGATCGCCGGCCAGACCATGACGGTTATTTTCCAGACTGGCCGTCTGGCGGGCCGTGAGTTCGACGTAAAGTACGTACATGACGGTCGTAAGTTCGAGATCGTCTCGTCCGAGCAGGATGGCATGACGCTGCCGAACGCCTCCCTGTATCCGGAGGTCGGCGACAAGTACGCCGTTTTCAACATATCCCTTCCCGCCGCCTACGTATGCGACAACGCCACCAAGACCGGGGCGAGCTGGGACATGTTCCGGGAGGCGGTACGCTACCTTTACGAGCGTGAGGAGCGGCAATTCACGTTCAGCGGAGAGCTGGACGGCATATGGGCCAAGAAGAATTGGCTGGCGATCGGCGCCAAGCTGGTCCCCGGCGGTTATGTCGATTTCAGCGACCCGCAATTCCAGCCGGACGGCATCCTGATCCGGATCACCGGGGTGAGGGATTACATCAACAGGCCCCACAGTCCGGAGCTTGAGCTATCCAACACGCCGGTAGGCGGTTTCCTGTCCGATGAGCTGGGCAAGCTGGAGAGCGAGGAGGTGACGAACGAGACACGACACAAGCAGGCCGTATCGTTCACCCTTCGCCGTTGGCGTGACGCGGTGGAGATGCAGGGGATGCTGGAGAAAGCGTTCAAGGATTACGGTAAGGGGCAGGCGATGTCGTGGCTTCGCACCATGTCGGTATTGGTGGGACATGAGTCGTTGCAGTTCCGTTTCGTCAACCGTATTCCCACGGAGGACGGACAGGCGGTCACCGAGGTGGATCACGCCTTCACGTATGACCAGCGGAAACGTACGCTTGCCACCCCCTCCGGAATCTTGCAGCACATGACGTTGGGGATAGACTCGCTCGCCCCCTCCCACAAGGTGACGGAGTACAGGTATTGGAACGTGGCGGCTTATACGTCTCCCTATCTAGGTGATGATATGGAAGCCATGTACCTGTACGCCCGCTGCACCAAGTCGGGATCGTCCGGCTCTTTCCTTCTCAGCAAGGAGCCGAGGGACTTGGATGACGGCTCGTATTACAATCTCCTTTGCGGGGCCTTGAGTACAGAGGTGGACGGCCAGCGCAGTTTCTCCACGCTTTACGGCTTCAGCGAGATCGGCCCGGGCTGGATGCGGCTGAACAAGATCATCAACACGGACGGCACGCAATACTGGGACATGCTCTCCAAGGCGTTCCGGATCGGCGATGACAACGCTTTCCTCTCATATGACCAGCGAGACGGTCTCGTGTTGAAAGGCAGTATCTACCAATCGCCCTCCGGCGAGATCGACTATCCGGAGGTGGATCGGGGCGCTTACTCCGATAAGTCCGTCTATTACCCCGGCGACAAGGTATCTTACGATGGTAACGTGTATAAGTGTATATCCCAGACCACGCCCGGTACCGATCCCACGAACACGAGGTTCTGGAAGCCATTGGTATCGAAAGGCTCGAACAGCTTCAAGAGCACGGTGTTCATCCGCACGAACGCGACGCCCGATACCCCTGTTGGCGGCTCGTACGCCTCCCCGTTGCCGACCACGGAGGGATGGAGCGACGGGATACCGTCCGGCGAGGCGATACTGTGGGCCTCCACCCGGATCTTCTCGTCGGACGGGAAGGAACCCCAGCAAACGGCATGGATGTCCCCGAGGCAGATGACGGATACGGCCGATTTCGACGTGGAGTTCTCATCCGTAGCGAGCCCGTCAGCCCCGAACGGTCATCCTAATACGAACAAGCAATGGAGCGACACCCAGTCCACGGACACGGTCTGGATGGCCACCAGCACCAAGAGAAACGGGGTATGGAGCGCGTGGAGCGTATCCAAGATCAAGGGAGAGGAAGGCAAACCGGGAAAGGACGGGATAGACGGCACGGATGGCGAGGACGGGAAAGACGGCGATCCCGGTCCCCGTGGCGATCGTGGCCCCCGCTGCACCTACCGTGGCGATTACGACTCAAGCGCTACCTATAACGCCAGCTCCAAGATTACCGATATCGTATCGATCAAGAATAGCGATGGCACCCGCACGTATTATGTGGCGAAGGTGGATGATAACGAGCCTACCTTCAAGGGGAAACATCCGACCAATACCGCCTATTGGGACACCTTCGGGGCGAACTTCTCCAGCGTGGCGACCGATTTGCTGATGGCACGGAAGATAGCTGCCTCGGAGATCGACGTGGAAAGCATCACCTCCAATATCGTCAAGATCGGGAATTTCGTATGGGGAGGGAATGCGTTGGTCGGCATCAACGACGCTATTCTTGTTGTCAGCGGGGCGGCGTCGATAGGCTACACGGATGGATGGGCCGCCCGATTCTCAGACAAGGTATATATCGAGGGGATGTTGTCTTGTGACTCTGTCAATGCGTCCAGTTTGGATGTCCCCAAAATATTATATAAAGAAGGCAACGGGGTCGTGTTTAACGCCCCGGGCGGGAGGTATCCGTTTCTGGGGGTACGGATCGATAACGGCAACGGTATCTATGGATGGAACAGTCCCGGGAATATAGCCAACCTGTATATCAACAAGGACGCCGCGAGCACGGCCCATGTGTATATCACCAATTACCAAGGCTTGACCTCCTCGGACATCCGCCTAAAGAGCGTCTTCTTCGATATCCCGGACGTGCTGGATAAGCTGGAGGGTATATCCGCCTTCTACTACACGATGAAGGAGGACGAGGACAAGATCCCTCGCATCGGCGTGTCGGCGCAAGCCGTCCGAGAGGTTCTTCCGGAGGCGGTACAACTCATAACACCGGATAACGGGGATTCCTATTACGGCGTGGATTATATCCAGATGCTGACCGCCTTCGGGATCAACGGTATCAAGGAGCTACACGCCAAGGTTAAGGCGCTGGAGAGGCGGGTGAAGGAGCTGGAGAATAGATAGAAAATATTATAGGCCTTATCGGGGGCGGGCAAATAAAAGTCCCCGTATATATTAAAAGAAAACGAGTTATGGGAGTTGATTTGAATACGATATTGGCGATAATCGGTGCGATGGGCGGGATCGAGGGGATAAAATGGGGCATCCGTGCGTGGGCGAACCGTAAGACGAACGCCCGTATAGCGGACGCTCAAGCTGACGTGGAGGAGTTCAAAGCCCTGCGTGAGTATAACGAGTTCTTGCAAAAGCAGTTGTCAGAGAAGGAGGAACGGTTCGTTGAGCAGACCGGACGGCTCCGGCAGGTGCAGGACGAGCTTTTCACCTTAAAAGAGAGCTACTCGGACGTGAAGATAGAACTGGCTTTAAAGAGGTGCGAGAAAAAGAAATGCGGCGATCGTGAGCCGCAGAACGGCTATTAATGAGGGAGGGTAAGGAATGAGAAATAACAATTTGCCCCGGGGATTACGTAACAACAACCCCGGGAACATCAGAAGGAACAGCGATGTTTTCCAAGGCGAGAAGACAAGCTCTGATCGAGAGTTTAAACAATTCAAGTCGATGGCATACGGTTACAGGGCGATCTTCAAGATCCTGTCGAACTATTACCGGAACTATAAGCTGGATACGATCCGCAAGATGATAGGAAGATGGGCACCACCGAAAGAGAACCATACGGAAAAGTATATTCAATTTGTATCTGACTACGCTGGAATCCCGGCTGACGATCCGATAAACATCAACGACCGAGAACAGATGATCCGGATCGTGGCAGGGATGAGCCGTTTTGAGAATGGGAGAGAAGCAGATATGTCGGATGTTATTGCGGGGTGGAATTTATTATGAGAACGGGAATGATTTGCGGGATGCTGGCGATAGCCGGTATCCTCTTCCTGTCCGGGTGTCGAACCAAGATACAGCCTGTCGCTATCGAGAATCGTATAGACTCGATCTATATAGACAAGTTGGTACCTTACCCTATGCCTGTAGATAGCGCCTCTATCCGTGCGTTGATGGAATGCGATGAGAACGGTAAGGTAGTCCTTCGTTGGCTGGACATGGCCAACACCAAGAACGTAGAGCTCATGTTCGCCTTGGATAGCCTCGGTAACGTGATCGCCAATATGAGGGTTCCTAGGGATACGTTATATCTCCCGTCGAAAGAGGTATATGTCGATCGTAAGGTCGAGGTCCCGATCCCTGTGGAGAAGGAGTTGTCCCGTTGGGAGAAAATAAAGATCGAGGTCGGTGGGTGGGCTATAGGCTTGTTGCCCGGGCTGGCCGTTTTTTTGTATAGGTTATGTCGTAATAAGGTTTTTAAGAAAGTAAAAATCACAATTTAATATTTGTTTGGTGTTTTAGTTTTTCATCTTCTATACCAGAGAAAGTTTTATTGTTTTAAAAACAGTGTTTTGAAAAATACTTGTAATGTGGGTAAAGTTGTTTTCGTTTATCTATATTTGTCCGCATATTAATATTAAACTAATGCCGTTATGATAGAATATGAAATATCAGATAGTGAACGTATTTTCTTGAAATCTCAAAATATAAGTGTATATGAACTCTTTAATGCTAAAGGAAGACCAATACCACAATGTAAACAAGAAATGGAAAATCATGGTAAATTATTTGCTTATAATACAACTGCTTGTCGAAAATATGGACATACATTGAGATCAAGAAGTGGACATTGTATTCAATGTAACACAGCTAGAATAGCATTTCAAAGAAGACATGAATCTGCAGGTATGGTATATATTGCAGGATCATTAAAAGGATCAATTATTAAAATAGGATATACTAAAGATGTGCAAATTCGTGAGGAGTCACTGAATCGTACAGAATATGCGGGATACTATGATTGGATTGTATTATTTGCTATTAGAAGTATAAATGCAGGAGAAATTGAATCTAGATTAGATATGGCATTAAAAGAATATTCTTTTTCTCTTGACTATTTACATGATGGAGGACTTCAAGAAGCAAATGAGGTTTTTAAATGTAGTTATTTAAAATGTCGGCAAAAGATATTGGATATTTGTAAATCATGCTGTTATAATTATAACATTGTTGTTGATTTAAATAAAGATGAATATAATTTTGTGGATTGAATATGTATCTAGTTTATGAACTTTTGAGTTTTTCGGTGGTGATTTAGATCAGACTAGGTGATAGTTAACGCTAACTGAAAATTATAAAAGTGCTTTTTGTAGATGATTATCTGCCTGTAAATATGCAATTTTCAGAATAGCTGATCACAATGACTAGTATATTTACATTCAAAAAAATAATTTTTCTCATTATAAAAGGTGATCATTTAGACACTCTTTACAATAACAAAACTATAGGATGGGTATGGAAGATATTGTTGGTAAATATATAAAACAATTACACGAACCAAATCATCGTTTTAAATCTTGGGAACACTGCTTTATGGCTTTTTCGGATTTTAATAATGATGTTGATTATCTGACATTGCAGTTGGCTTTTTATTTAGCGAGCTGGGGGATGTATAGAGGTTCTTCAGAATTACTTCAGAAAGATTATTTGATACATGAACCTATTGTCGAGATCATACGATCTAATAGCGCATTAAGAAAAGAAAATATTGCTTCTGATGATATAAAACCAATAAATGAAATCGTTAAAAAGATCAAGGATGTATATGAAGTGAAGAATGTCAGCTGTACTTTAGTTTCGAAAATACTATTAGGTACTTTAGGTTGCATGCCTGCGCTAGATCGATTTTTTTTTGATGGATGGAAGATATGTGAAGAGACAAAAGAGTTCCCTATAAATCTACAAAATATCATATCCTTTGCAGATAAACATAAGATTGAAATAAAGGAATGTAAGAATTGTATAAAAAGCGATGTCATTTATCCCCCTATGAAAATTGTAGATATGTATTTTTGGCAAATAGGGTATGATGAGTATCTTAAAAAGAAAAATATAAATAGTATATAGGTTGGTGTATTATAATACCTATCTTTGTCTCGGCATTAATGGAGTCATAGTTAAAGTTAAAGCGTCTAGGGTAGTGATATTCGGGCTCTTTTTTATATTTCTTTTTTTCAAAATACACAACTTCTCAAATAATTCCCTACATTTGGGAAATCCTTAAAAGTAATCACTATGGCAAAAGATCCTACATCCTCGCAGATTGCGACCAATGCGTTGCAGGGAATACTTTTCGGTAATATTATCGGAGCTCCATTGACTGCCCATGCAGAGGCTCAAGCTGAACAAGCGAAGGCAGCTGCCAAGTTCATGAAAGAGGCTGGACTTGATCTGGATAAAGAGGCAGAAGAGAAAGAATAGTTTAAATCCTTAAATTGAATGACCATGAAAGCGGAGAGACAACAGAAAGAGTGTACTTCCCGGGTAGTACAACCGTCGAAAGGAGGCGGTGGGCGTATTGTTGATAATAGACCTCAATCTAGAGACCAAACAAAGATCGTTAATGCTATCCAAAAACATGAGAATAAGTCAATTTTTCGTAATAATTTAGAGAGTGAGCAAAACAATAATTATCTTAATAATAAAGAGTCGAATCAAACAAGTGTAGTTCAAGGATATTTCATATATGAAGGAAAGCCAATACCCGATAAGCTGTCTGAAGGTTTGCATGGATGGGCGCATGCAAATTTACAAGGCTCATCTAGGATTAAGTTTTTTCAAATATATCAAGATAAAACGACTCCGGTTGAAATTACTCAATGGTTTGGTGAAAAGGGAATGACTTTTAAAGAAGTCTTTTTTAATCATTTATCTCATTATGAGATGGGAATGTTAAGTGTGAGAAGAAGTGAGTTGATATTTGAAATAACACATACCATGTTTTATGACTGTATACAAAGTACTATCCCAGGAATGAAAAAACTTGTTGATGATATTGCGCATGTTGACATTACTAGACCTACAGCATATGCTTTTCTCGAAGGATACTCTTTTCAAGTGAAACAAATAATTGCAGAAGCTCAAAAAAGTAGATATCTTGAAACTGAACAAGGCGATATTTTAAAAGAAAAAGTTAAAAAAGTCGAATCTGAATATACTGACCATACTGGCACTAGCAGATGGGCAGACATGGAGGTTGTTGATTCTGATGATGAGGATAAAAGCGCTTATATTGAATAAAATCTGTAAGTTCAACTTATGACCCAGATGTTGAGACAAAGAGATCCTTTGAAAGTCAAGCTTTGGCGTATTCTAAATGTGGGAAGAAAGTGACCTATGTGTTTAAAAATGATCCACCTCAATGGATTAAAAGTATTTTGGCAAGGTTAAAGTTGAAATTTATAATTGCTTAATTAAGACTTTTTGTTTTGTAAATACAAGCTACTAGGTTCAATTCTAATCCAGAATCCTGTTTTAATAAAGGCATCCCACCGCCAAGCCCACAAGCCTCCATCCTCTCAACCGGGAAAGACCGTATCAACCCTGCGATATGAGGGGGTAAAGTGAACTATATCATGAACTGCTCTCTCAAATTTATCGATCGGGTATCGGCTACATAGTTGAGGTTAACGTTCGGAGTTGTAATATTTCGGGCGTTTTTTGTATATTTGTAAGTGTTAAAATTAAATCATTAGATAATGGAAGAATTTTATGAAAAACTAAGAAAGTTAATGCCTTTAAAGAATTGGAATGATTTGATCTTAAAAGAAAAAGAAAAGCAGGATTTTAGAGAAGGCTTGTCATGTGCTTTGGATTCTTATGCTTCATTGTTGAAAGAGTATAAAGAAATTCTTGGACCAGATATAGATGATATTATAATAAAGGTCGAAGAATGTAATAACCATCTAAAGGAGTGTGTGAACTATTACTTTGATGGTCGATATAATGCTGCATATAACTGTATCAATACTTTATTGTCAAATGGTTTCTATGAGAAATGGTATTGTGAAATTCCACAAGAAGCTATATTCTATAGGGCTAGAATGCCTTTTGTATCAACAGATCCTGTAAAAGAAATGTTTCATATTCCTCTAAATAAAAGAAGTATAGTAAAAACGGAACGTTATAGTGCTCCGGGATATCCTTGTTTATATTTGAGTACAAATATCAATGCATGCTGGGAAGAACTTAAACAACCTTGTTTTGATGATATGAAAATTTCACGTTTTGTTGTGAAAGAGAGATTTTCTGTATTAGATTTAAGGATACCAAGTAAAAATGATTTGATTGGAAATGATATAGATATTGTATTGAAAAAATTACCGTTAATTATAGCTTCATCCATTTGTGTTCAGGAACAAGATGGCTCTTTTAAGCCGGAATATATAATCCCCCAATTGATAATAGAGTATATTATTACTAAAAATAGAGATAAGTATGATAATGCTGATTATAGTCTATTTGATTTTATTTTAGGGATTTATTACACATCTGTTCATATAAATGATGAATTAAAGTTTCCTCACAGAACATTTAATAATTTGGCATTACCTGCTATTCTTGTCGAAAAGAAGGAAACTTATTGTCAATTACTTGCTTCTTGTTTTGAATGGACTAAGCCTACTTCGTATAGCTATGAAGATATTAGGTGTAAATTTGGACCAGTATTTCAAGATATGGATGAAGATAGTAATTTAACAGAAGAGGAACTTAATTATAAATATTCAAAAATGGGGGAATTAGAAGAAAGAATGTCTACATTTAAAACGAATAAAATACCCTATTTGGTAATAGGTAAAAAAGAAGTGGTCTTACCAAATAGTGAAGGTAAAAAAACTTTGGAGATTCGTTCAAGTGGAGATTTTAAAATAGAAATACTAAATCCAGAATAAACAAATAAATGATGGGAGAGGAAGAAGCCTCCCGCCGTTAGTAAAACCTCTAACCTTCCTACTAACGCAAACACGTGGCAAACCATAGTGGCAGGAGCTGAGAACCCTCTTCTGTGCTACGATTGTTCTTGTATTGTAGGAATGTTAGAGGTCTTAAATATCACAACAGCAATCTCCCTTCCTTCTTATCCATCACCGCATTGAAAACGCTTTTGTAGGTCTCATACAACTCCTTCCGGCTTTCCGGCCCCGGCCAGTCGGCGAAAGACTCTCCGGCGAAGAATTTCCAAGCGAAGATCCGTTTGGCTTTTTCGGACAACCCTAACAGGTCGACCATATCCCGGATATCCTGCATACGTTCCCGGATATACTCGGTACGGTCAATACTATCATCGGGCTCATCAATAATGTTCAGTCTTCGCCAATCCACATTCTCATCTACCGGGATAGGCTTGTATTTATGCCGGTAGGGAGACGTGTCCGAGGTAACGTTCAGCTTTATCATTTGCAGGATATACCAGTCAAGTTCGGTATATTTACCTTGCTTGGCTTCCATAAGCCGGGAGAGGTGTTCCAGAGGCTTTTGAAGTAGCATACACATTACCTCGTTCAATACGTCAATAGCTTCACTACTCATTCCGGCAAGTGAGCAGTGATACTTAGCGTAATCCAGCCACCTGTCGTAACGTTTCTCAATATATTTATTCAATGCCTCACTTGCCATAGTTGTCTTTATTTGATATATTTGTCGCAGGTTGTAATGGGGTGGCGCTGTGAGGCGCTGCCTTTTTATTTATTCTCTTTGTTAGTCTTTATCTCTCGCTATAAAAATGTTATCTTTAGCCTTCTTTTTTATTCTTAGCCCAATCGATAATGTATTCAATACCTGCGTTGAATCCTTTGCTGTAACCATCTTTATATTCATGATTTGATATTCCATGATAGTAAGCCGAGCCGAAGCACAAGGCGAAACCAATGGCTATCAATACCATCCCTGTTCCAAAGTATGGATAAGCTAGGGATATATGGAATGGCTTGAACTGGATCGATATTCCAGACGTGAGAATGAATATTAGCGAGATCATTCCGATTATTAACAATGATATTTTAAGCATCTGAACCTCCTTTGTTTACATTGTGCGACATATTCTTTAATCTTGTTTGACTTTTATAATCCTTACATCCATAAGCGGCGAGATTAATGGCGTGCGTACCTATTCCTTGTCCGGAGAAGCATGGATAACGGATACATCTTACGCATTTCCTTCGTGGATATTTATTAGCGTCCTCCCGTTCTTTCAAGCGGTTGATCCCTATGTATTCCTCTGCCATGATTATTCCTCCTCCTCGGTCTCGTCGAATATCCGGGCCATCATATCGACGATGTTTGTTTGTATATTGTCCTCCGCTCCAAGCACGGCGTTGCTTATATGCTTTTTCTCCTCGATGATCCTGTAGAGTTTCTGGTCGATGGTCTTGCGGCCAAGCAGGTAATAGCAATTCACGGAGTCCTTTTGGCCGATACGATGCGCCCGGCTCTCGGCTTGGTCGCAATCTGCGTATGTCCACGGTAGCTCGATAAAAGCGACATTGCTTGACGCTGTCAACGTGATACCCGCCGCTGCGGCCTTGATGGAGCAGATGATGACGTCCGTCTTGGGATTCCGTTGGAAAGCGTCTATAGACGCTTGTTTTTGTTGCATATCCTGCCGTCCGGTGACACACACCGCCGAGGGAAACGCCTGTAGGAGCCGGTCTACGATCTCATGCAGGTTGCAGAAGAGGATGATCTTCTTTCCGTTCTCCCGAAAATCCTTCACGAAATCGATCACCTCTCTCAACTTACCCCGGGCCGTTATGTCCTTCAATATGCCGATTCGTACCATGACCTCGCCTTTCAGCGATTTTTGTACCTTCTCATCGTCGGCCTCCTTGTATCGTCTCAGATAATCCTCCAAGTCACGCTCGGCGTCTTGGTATTCCTTGCGGTTGGTGATCTCGCAGGTCACGATCTGCCGTACCTTGTCGGGTAATTGAGTCAGCACCTTGGATTTTTCCCTCCGGAAGAAACAATGCTTCCAGAGCATGAAATTGAGCTCTTTCAAGTTCGAGGCCCCGTGCGGCCCGGAGCAATAGCGGCTCGTGAAATATTTCCAGCCTCCGAGATCGTTCATCCGGTCCATGATAGCGAGTTGGCATATAAGGTCGTTGGGCTTGTTTACGACAGGGGTACCGGTCAACAGGATGATCCACTCTTTCCCGGCGGTGATACCTTTGCAAAACTTGCTTTGTTGGGTAGCCGTTGATTTTACCTTATGGGATTCGTCAATGATCACGCTCTTGAACAACTTGATCGTATTATGGAACTCTACGTCTTTCAGCGTCCATTTCTCCGATTTGTTGATTCGGCGTACGAAATACTTCCGTAGGCTCTCGTAGTTCACGATGAACACATGGTTCATGCCCGTTTGCCAGAAGAATGGCCATGAGGTTCGTACCGAATCGGTCAATACCATGGCTTTCTTGTCCGTGAACTTGTGCCATTCACGTTGCCAGTTAATCTTGACCGTATTGGGGCAGATAACGAGACAGGGGAAAGCATCAGCTTTGTTGATGGTAGCGATGCTCTCTAATGTCTTGCCGAGGCCCATGTCGTCCCCATTGATAAACCGTTTTAGTTGTAAGCCTCGTGCGATTCCTTGCAGTTGATAGGGGTAAGGTTGTATCTTTAGGCCATGATCCTCGTCCAACTCGGGCATGTCCGGTATTTGATAGGCTATGTCCTCGTCGGTCTTAGACTCGTTCCCTCCCCAGTTGACGGGTTCGAAGTGCCTCACGTAATAGGTGAGCTGGTCTAGCTCCGCCTTGCACTTATTGTTGGCTGGGATCATCCACGCTCCGGTAGACTTGTCCCACCAGCGGACGCTGACGGCTGTCTTTAGCTTGTCAACGACCTGCTGGCGGTACCTGTCAAACCTTACCGCGTAGCATTGTCCTTTTTCCGTGTTTTGTAAAGTGATTTGCATAACGGTTGTTTTTATTATTAGTTAGGCTAACTCGTCGAAGGTTTTCACCTCCTCGGCGATCTCCTTGATCTGCTCTTTTTTCTTCCGTCCCCGTTTCTTTGGCTTCTCTTCCTTCTCGCCCGTGATATCCGATTCCTCCGGGGTATCGAAATCGAAGGATTCTTGCTTGATGCCATATTTACCTTCGAACAGGTAAGCGTCCACCTCGTAGCTACATCTACCGATGGCCTCTTTCAACTCGGCTCCGTAAAGGTACCCGTCGCCGGACTCGTCCTCGTATTTGGTGAACGGGACGGAGAGGTTAAGGATCTGCCCGCTTTTCAGGAGCTTTTGCGCTTGGATCGATACCCCGGCTGATTCATCATTACCGCCTTTGCTGTATCCGGTGACGATGATATTCTTCAGCTTCTCGTTCAAGTCATCGTCGGAGGGATTGGCGACATTAACCAATGTAGCCTCGTGCATCTCACAGATTTTCACTACGTGGGGTTTGAGCCGGTTCAACGCGTACAGTAGATCGGGGTGGATAAACTGCTCCGATTCTTTTAGGATGTTGTTCTTGTAGTTCGCTTCCACGAACTTTTCCGTATACTCCGCCGTGAGCTGGTTGTTCTTGATCTTCACTTTCTGGATCTCGTACACGGGTTGCTCTTTTACTAATTCTTCCATGTTCTTTTAAAATTTAGGATTGTTATAACTCTGAGGCGCTAAGGCCATTTCAGCTTTCGCCTTGCTAATTATCGTGCGACACCATTCCAATTGGTGGGTCGCGGTACGGTTCAATCTATCACACCAGTCGACTAGGTATTGCTCATCCTTGCACAGGCTGTCGATGATAGCGTTTACGGCCTTTGAGGTCGCTCCGGCCCGTGAAGCGGTTTCCCGTAATGTGTCGAATACTTCCGATTTCTTTTTCACGTTCAGGTGATATTTTGCGTCCGCTAACAGCTTCCCTGTTCGGGCGATATAGACGGCAAGGTCGTTTCCACGTAGGACAGCTTCTTGTACGTCTTCGCTCATTGTGATATTCAGGAAGGCATCTATGGCGGCCAGTTCCTCGGATATCTTGTCTGTCGGTGTGATATTGAGATTCATGATTTTTATTTTAAGATATAATCGTTGCCACAGTTGCCGCAATGATACACGTTGAATGTATCTCCCGTATGCGTCTGTAATTTCTTTACGAGTACGGAAGCTCCGCATATAGGGCATTTCTTTGCCAGCCTGTACTTTAGCCAGCCGATTAGGATTAAAATTAGATTCTTCATACTATTAGCTTATTAGCATCCACCATCGGAAGGCTAGTTCCTCGTATTTCTCTTTCCCTTTCCGGTAGCTCGGATCGTTCCGTCTGATGAAAGCCTTGAACACTTTTTGGTTCTTCTTGGAGATACCATAGATGAAATCTTGACGGCTTCCGGCGATATCCATATACCAGGCACGGGAACGATCCCAATCAAAGAAATCAATCGCCTCGTCAAACTGTTTCTGGGAACTGGCGAAGGTAGTTTTCAAGTCTCCGCCGAATCCGAATGTGGGAAGCCACCAGTCCCATTTGCAACGAGTGTCGAGCGTATATTCAAAGTTGCCGTATTGGAAACGTTGCCCCTTGTTTACCATGAACCGTTGCGTCTCCGCTTTAGCAAGCACTTGCGCCAATAAGGGATCGTGTCGGGCTTCCATACGGAGTGACTTGATCATGGCTTGTGCCAGTTCCCAATCTTCGCCGGAATACAATACGTCATCTACCGTATGTTTGTCATATCTTACCCGTTCGGGTTCTGTCAGCATCGCATCCACCAGACTCCCGAACTTGAACGCCTTCTCCTTATCCCCGTATTGCGTACGGGGATAGAGGAGGTTCTTTAGTTCTGTCAGGTCTGAGTTGCTGACCTCAGACCGTTGGTAATACGTATCTTGCATCTTCTTCCTTGAGTTTTAAGTATTCAATGACTGCGAAGTCAAATTCAAAATCGTAAGTGTTATCCATCAGCCACCGGAACCATTTGCGGCCCTCTTCCGTATCGAGGATCTTTTTTAGGTTACTCGGTGTACGCCTGTATTTCCCGAAGTTTATCCATGAGGACAGATATAGCTTTCTCATATCACTTGGCCGTTATATCATCGACATATTTCACGAATGCGGACTGGATTCGCTCACCGTCCTTATTGGCTGTTTTCTCGCAATAGGAGATCATCTTCTTATGGATCTTCTCAAGATCCTCCATGCTCATGTTGATACCCTCACGCATGAACCACATCTGGTATACCTGCATGAATCCTTGTGGATTGGTGACTTGGATCTTTTTCTTGATCTTCGCCTTGGTAGGGGTAGGAGACATACTGGCGGCACTGAAATCGAAGGCCGCCTGTACTTCCGCAGTGGCTTTCTCTGCCTCCGCCTTGGCTCTCGCTTCCTCTTCCTTGCGCTTGCGTTCCAGTTCGGCCTTTTGACGTTCTTCCGCCTCTTTCCGTTTGCGCTCCTCCTCCAGCCGTGCCGCCTCGATTGCGTTGGTCTTGCGAATTTCCTCTTGCTCCTCCAGTTGTTTCCGGAGGGATGGGAGGCGGTCGACCAAGGATTGTTTCAGTCCCTCGATCTCGAAAGCGTATCGATCGGAATATTCTTTTTTCTTTAGGATGGCTATCTCGTTCTTGATCGCTTTGCGGGTCTCACCGTCCATATAGAATGTCTGTTTGTTATCCACGACGTTTTTCACGAAATCCGTCCATGAGAAACCGGTGCTTGTTTGCGTGATCTGCCGGCATACGTCCCCATACGTGGCTAGGGAGGCACGATTGAAAATCCCGTTCAAGGCGTTGATATGCTTCTCGACGTAGGCGGCGTACGTGGTATCAAGCAAGACCGTTATGTCGGCCCGGTATTGGGCTTTCTCGTTCTCCGCCAATTGTCTTTGCCGGGCCTCTTCCTCACGGCGTTTTTGCTCTTCCAGCTTCTTGGCGGCGTATTTGTTACGCTCCATCTGTAGCAGATAAGGGATGGTTCCCTTGGATTTGGCGTCTATGGAACCCTCTAGTGTCGTGAAACGTTTGGATATGGCCGTTAGCATTTGGGTTAACGGCTTCCGGCGGTTGTTCATGTTCTCTACGGTCTTCTTTGACTTCGCAAGGTATTCTTGTACCGCAGTGTCGATCTCGTCCGTGCCGATACCTCCATTTCCCTCAATCGTGTCCAAGAGGGTTTTCCCTGCGTTCGTGCAAGCTGAGACCGACGCCTCATTGCGGGCGAGAATATCCGGGGCTGTCTGTAAGATGCTAATGACCTCGTTAGCCTTGAAAGGTAAATTGTTATTCTGTGTATCCATGTCGATAAAATTTTGAATGTTGATATTGAACTCTTAAAATCCGGCTTCTTCATCTTCTTGTGATATTTGGGCTGTTATACCAGATACGGGTACCGGTTCCGCTTGCGGTTGCTCTCCGAATCCTTGTAAAGGATTTTCCGATTGGGGCTGGAGGGCTTGCGGTTGCTGTCCGGCTTGATTGGGCTGGATAACGGTTGTTTCTTCCAGTCCGTAGTCGATCTCTTGCGGTTCCTCCTGTGTCTCGAATGAGGAGAACTGTCCCGTGCGTACCTTGGGATATCCGTCGAAAGCGTGCTTGATAAGCTTGCTTTCCAAGAATCCCGGATCAATACCTCCTTCGCTAGAGGTATAAAGGGCATTGGCCTTCCCTTCTTTCTGCCGGGTTTGCGGGTTCCATTTCTGGTTGTTCTTGAAGCTGTACGCTTCCAATCGCTTGATATCGCCTTCCATCATCCAATGCCAGTCCACGGTACCGTCGGAGCGTACGATACGTAAGAAACCACCTATCACCTTGTTGGACTTCCGGGGGCACGCCGCTTGGTAGGTCACGGTCTTTACACCATCTATCAAACCGGGGGAGAAGGTATCGCCCTCATAGCAAACCACGGGATTATCCACGTAACGGACTTGTCCGGCACGTTGCCGCATGACTAACTCGCCATATCCGGTGATGGAGAGATAAGCACGTAGTTCGTAGATATCGCTACCGTTGTTATCCTTATAGCCGGTCTTCGTGCTACGGGGAAGAATATAACAGTGCGGCCGTCCTGTCGGGTCAAGTGACAGGCCGTTGACCGCTATATCCAAAAAGCATCCATAGAGGGATAACGGTGTGCATTTTTGCAGTTCCGGCTTGTCTTGTAAGATCTTCCGGAAGTTGAATTTCTCTTTCTCGTAGATTTGCGCTCCTTGGGCGGTACCCCAGATCGCATTATACATTTGGATGAACTTTTGTTCTACCCTGTTGTCTTCCGCTATCATGAGCGGGTTCAGCTGATTCAACTCAGCTACTTTGATCTGAATTAGATTCGACATGATGTTATGTTTTTAAATGTTAGTTACCAATGTTTAGCTATGGTATACGACATAGTGCCGCCCATTGCCACGAATAATAATTGATGCGTATAACCTGCTATAACATAAGCAAGTGCGACTAGAGCCAAAGCTCCAAAAGCGACGCAAAATCCCCACCTCACCGCTTGGGCGAGTTTCTCAAAGTCTATTTTCATACGTCAATGATTTATTAGCAATGCGGTTTACCGTCCGTGAAATAGCGAGTTGGATGGGTATCGTAAACTTCCTTTTGCAACGCCTTGCCAAGGTGCCTTGCTATGTTAATGATTCATTTAATAGTCGTATGGATCTAGGGCGCACTTATACAGGTTTTCCAGCCTGTACTCGATTTTGCCCGGTCGTTTGTAACGTTGTAGCCTACCTTCCGAGACCCATCTTTCCACGTTCTGCCTCCCAAAACGGAGGTGCGCTTCCTTTTGCCCGATAAATTCCCGGATACCCGCTTGCATCCTTGTGATTTGCCAAGCAAGGTATTCGATCTCGATCTTTCGTAAAGAAGGTATGCTTTGATAGGTGTTTTCGGTTGGCATGATTATTCGCCCTTAAATAGATTCTTTTCGTTCGCGTATCGTATGAACTCCGCCATGGAGTGTATCGAGAGTTTCCGGAAAACGTTCTTCCGGTGGTTCTTTACGGTGTGGGATGAGATGAAAAGCGTTTCCGCGATCTCCTCGTCTTTCTTTCCATAGTAGCAAAACTCCATCACTCGGAGTTCGGCATCGGAAAGAGTGCTGTTAAACTTTGGTTCGCATATCTTCTTGAACCCGTCGCATTCTCCTCGTAGAGGGCAGCCGACAAACTCGAATTTGAAATTCCAGTTCTCATCCACGTCTATCATGTTATCGTACAGCCCGAAGTTGCATTTGATAAACCTGCGTACAGCCAAGAAATCCCGGTAGCATTTATTCACGTCGTAGCGGGCGTAATACTTGCGGAGTGCCGCATAAGCCTCCGGATAGAACTCTTCCAAAATCTCAAGGAAACTTTGAATGAATTCCGTATCGGACTCTTTCAGTTGGCGTTCCGGCTGTCCCTGCTCTTTGATAGTAACTTCGCCGGAGGGGGTGGTATAGAATTCTATTGCGCGCATACCTTATCCTCCTTTGGAAATAACTCGCTGGCAGGGATGCCAAGTTCTTGTGCAATTACTGTTTGTGCCAATGCGTCCGGTCTGTACTTTCCGGAAATCCAGTTATAGACAGCAGCTTCCGAACGCCTTGTGACGGTCGCGATCCGTCGAACAAACGCCCTTCTGTCCATGCTGTCGTATATCTCCCGAAAAGAAAGATTACCGGCTTTATGACCTTGTAGGTTTAATTTTTCCATTCTTTGCCTCCTTACATTATTATATATGTTTTGTACTTTATATTTTCGCAACTACTATTAATTATTACAGGTGCAAATAAACAGATAAATTTTGATACATCAAAGAGATTATGATAAAATATGTGATAAATATCATATAAATTTTGATAATAAAATCCCTGTTTGCAAAATTTGAATATGTAACTTAGTATATATGAAGAACTTAGATATACATATAGGAGAGATCATTACAGATGTAATGAAAACTCAGAATATTACCAAAGCGGAACTTGCTAGAAGACTGGATGTTAAGCCGCAAAGTGTGGATTATCTATTGGGGCGATCCAGTATTGATACAAATACTTTGTATAATGTATCAGAAGCTTTGGACTATGACTTTGCCAAACTGTATTTGCTAAAACAGGATCAGACAAATTTTGATAAGGCAAATTTTGATATTGTTCCTAAAAAGGCAAAGGTTCTGGTTGAAGTCGAGCTTAACACAGAGGATGTGATTAAGTTGAATTTGAAAGAGCGTATTGTACAAATATTAAATAAATAATAAATAGTATGGACTTGAGATAGATAATAACCTTGTCAACAGGTGATTTTTGTGCTTCACATGCACAATTGTGTATTTATGCAAGTCAAGAAATAGAAAAACTACAAAATAGAATAAATGAATTACAATATTGAAAAATTTAATACGTGTCGTAGTTGAGCTTGATGTAGATGATGACGAGTTTATCAAAATGGGATTAAAAGATAAGGTTATACAAGTATTAAAATAACATGGAAGAAAATAATATATCCATTTGTTATTCTTTTGCTGATAACAGCCATAGCATGGATGCTTTTGTTTTCACAAATTGTCAATGGGAAGTAGCCAAACTAATACAGGAATTGGCAGAATCTTTAGATGTGAAAATAAAAATAGAAGTTTCTTCAATAGAAGAAGGAAGTGTTATCCAAAAGATAAAATTGCTTTTTAACAGTGAAACAAAAACTGTAGGTGCCTCTATTATTCTTTCTGTATTAACAACATGTCTTATTACTCCAATAGGTGATATCCTGACTAAAGACAGCGAATTAGAAGAACTTAATAAGGAAAACATAGAAGCCGATATTAATCTCAAGAAAGTCCAAACTAAAAAGATAGAAACAGAAATAAGAATATTAGAGGCAGAAGAAAAAAAATTGAATGAACAAAAAGATGAAGTTGTTAAAGCTATAGATTCCATAAAGGATAAAGTTGATACTAATACAAAGGTAATAAAAAGGATTTCAAACTTTTATGAGAGTGCATCTAAAGAACCTAAAATTACTAGTATTACAATTAATAATAACATCAATCAGCATATAATAAAAAGGGATGATTTTGAAAAACATATATTAATATCAGATAATCTTGAACCTAAAATAATTGAAGATGCTGTTATTGAGATAGTTTCACCTGTCCTAAAAAAAGGCTCATACAAATGGAGAGGTATTTATAATGGTGAACAAATAAGTTTTTATATGAAGTCTAATGAGTTCAAAACCAAAGTGCAGGTTGGTGATATTGTCTTTAAAAATGGAGATTGTATTAAAGGGGAGTTGGAAATTGAACGAAAAATAGATAATTCAGGAGAAATAAAAATAACATCTTACTCTATTAATCAGGTAGATGAATATATAACAAACGGTTCTGCCATAGCAACTGATGAAGGATTAAAAAATCGCAGAAAAAAGCAAGCTGATATGGCTCAATTGGATTTATTTTCAAATATAAAAAATGATACAGAGTAAAAATAAATCATATTAATCGTCAATTAAACAAACGGAGATATGGAACTAAAGGATTTTGTTCGGGATACGCTACTTGACATTGTGCAAGGGGTGAAAGAGGCGCAAGATGTATGTGGTGTTAAAGGGGCGATTATAAGTCCAAGAAATGTTCAAATGATTACACCTAAGGCTAATATTGAAGGTAAAGTGCATTATGTTCAAATGGTTGAATTCCAAGTTGTACTGGGAGAGGAGCAAAATGAAAAATCGGATGTTTCCGGAAAAGGCTCTATATCCGCAGTGCTGGCTCATGTTGGCATAGACATAGGAATGTCCAAGAAAATAGAGGAAGGTAATAATAATCAGACTGTTATTAAATTCTCAGTACCTGTTATATTACCTTCGATAGATAACAAAGAATTTGAAATACGCAGGGTTGCTCATAGTCGCTAAGTATCAGATTCTTGTAAATTTCTATATCGATATTTGCCAGTCAAGATAAAGATTACAACGCTCTGTATAAATATGGCATCGTCATCGAAGTCGGTATGTAAAGTATCTTTCAAAAACATCTTTACTAATTTGTATCGGATGTAAACGGAAATAATTTTTTTGATCAT